TTTTTTTTAAAATATATATACATAACACAAACATAGAAATAGACAACATGATCGAAATCGGTTCTTTGTGAGAAACTCCCGAGGGATGTCAAAACTCACAGACACATACGTGTCGATTGTGTATTTACTCACCAGTATTGTTCACACCTCCGTGAAAACAGGCTTCTCTGAAAAGAGTTTTCTGAACTTCTCCCTATCTTGCGCAACGTTAGCCAACGCGATAAGCACCTCGGTGTAGTCGTTGACACCATTCTTCAAAACTGGTTCATAGTGTTTCACGACACAGTCGTTTAACAACATCAAAGCATACAAATTCTGATAAGGAGCCATGGTATCTTTAAACGATGTATGAAGCGCAGTAATCGCCGCTTCGTAATCTTTAACGTTCCTAACGTTGATCGGCTTCGTGAGACTCTCAAGCTTCTTTATCGGATCGGGCATGATCGCCACAAAATCCTCCGACTTAACAATAAACTGCGAGCAAAAGTACTCGTGATCATGAACAATCATCTTAACAGTTAAATTGTATCGCAATGCCATATTCGCCTCGACAGACGAAGTATCAACAACAGCAGGTAGTGAAACAACACTATCGTCGCCCAGAAGCATGATGTAATAGAACACACTAAGATCCATTGTGTCCATGAGCGTGAAGAAATTCACCTTATTATTACCAGGTGTAGTATTCGAATAGCCAGATTTACGCTGAAATGCCACAAACAGCGCAATGCCCGCGTCCGCATTAATACCCGTACGTGCGCAGGACCTAGCTAGCCAGTTAAGAAAATCTCTATCAACGCCCATCTTGTACATCACAAAGTATTCGCAATTAGTCGCAGCCTTTTGCTGACTCTTATCGAACTTGCTCTGATCGATCTCCGCAGCGACAGTCTTCTCACCCGGTACCTTTGGACCATATACACGAACATGATCGGCCATCTGCTTCTGGTTCTTATACACGCCAATATAAATATTGGGTTTAAGAACGGAGTTGAAACGCCGGTCAGTTTCCAGAATCGGGGGACTCCACATGGCCACCGTTGACTTCTCATGATACGAAATCGACTGTTGCTTCGCAACAGCATCGTGATTAGTGTCATTCATCAGCGGTTTTGTCACATCCTTAACCATCATTCGGGTGGTCCTCAGGTCTGCAACAAACAACTGAAACTTGTCGG